TAATTTTTCATATACACTATGAAACCATTCTATAGGATCAAGTTCGTTCATGCTCCAGTTGTCTTTAGGTTGCAACACAAACATAATAGGATCGTCTTGATTACTTTTTCTCCATGCATCACTTTTAACATTCCATCTAGATTTAGCCGCCTCCCATCGGTCAGGGGGAGAGTTGTCACTTAAAAAGTTTCCGTTGTTCATAGGAGAATATAAAGATACTCGCCAATGGTGATTAGGTCCATGCACATTGCCAAAACTAGATAGTAATCCTCCGTCGAATGTAATGATGTATATGCCTTTTTTCTTTGCACGTTCAACGAGATCTAGTCTTCGACCTTTCGTATGATGCCTTTGGTTTGTACCACCATAGCCAAACATGCAACCTATTGGTGCTGTTGGTTCCATTTCATCCTTTTGCCATGGCCCAATCATGTTTTCATTTACAATGACAGGTTCGTCACCACATGCTTTCACACCTTCCGCCATGTATTGTAGGAGGTCCCAACTGGCACCTCTACGTCTATCTTTCACCGTTCTTCTAAATATTTCAACTTTCATCTAATACTTTCCACGCATATCCGTTTTTTATTTCTTCTGCTGTGAACTGTCCATAAGCCATAGAATGATATAATGGCTCTCTTTCCACATATTTAGGTGTTTCTATTTTTGCGAAATTTGTTTCTGATATAGGTGCACATGCATTGTGCGGGTCAGTAAAACATGGTATTCCCCTAGTTGTTGCCTCTAATGTTATGTTTGAATTATACGTAACAACTGCATAGGCATTGTCCCAATCGATTGGTTCACTAGGTTTTGTATTGTCTTTGCCTGTAACAATATATCCACCATCTTTGTCTAATCCTATTATAGGATTATATCCTTTGTTCTTAACTATGATAGGTCTGTCAGTGTTTGCCTTTAATGTCTCTAATGTTCTATCAAGCCAATCATGCACTCCAAAAAATTTCTGCATAGCATTTGATGGAGGACATACTATTATATTTTTGCCATCTTTCTTCCATGGGTTTATAGGCCACGGAAATGAACTCTTAAAACGATCATCGGGTCTGTTCTCTTGCCAGTTTTTTAGATGATTGTTTTTTACTATTTTTGTATAGAAAGGAGCGTTCCTTGTCTCCCCCCAATAAGGTCGGTCCATGTAGTAAAAATCTATTTTATTTTGCTGAGCCCATTTGTAGACTAAATGTGTGCCACGTAGCACACCAAAGATGACCGCTTTCGTGCAGTCTGTTTTGCCAATTATCTCGGTAGGCAATAATTTTTTAGAATCTGGCAAACCCTGTACTGCCCAGTCTACATATTTTTCAGTAAGTTTTCTGTTAGTTGCACTAACGTAAATCATGGGACAGTCTCTTGATATCTTCATTAACCATCAAAGCAATCATATCTTTGAATTCGGTTTTAGGTTCCCATCCTAATTTTTCTTTTGCTTTTGTATATGAGCCATGCAGTGCATGTAATTCTGCTGGACGTTTGAAACGTGGATCAGACTCAACGTATTGTTCCCAATCTTCTATGTCAGCAGTTCTAAAAGCATGGGTGAGTAATTCTCTGATAGAATGTTGCACTCCTGTGCATATTACGTAATCTCCTGGATCTTTCTGTTGTACCATTGTGTACATGGCCTCGACAAAGTCACCAGCAAATCCCCAATCTCTTTTTGCATCTAGATTTCCTAAAGTAAGTTTTTTTGCTAATCCTAATTTTATTCTAGCAACTCCGTCTGTAATTTTTCTTGTTACAAATTCTTTACCTCTGATGGGTGATTCATGATTGAACAATATTCCATTAGAAGCATGTATGCTGTAACTTTCTCGGAAGTTTACTGTCATCCAGTAAGCATAAAGTTTTGATACACCATATGGTGAACGTGGATGGAAAGGTGTGTCTTCGTCTTGTACACCTTCTATGTTTGCATTGCCATACAGTTCGCTTGTACTTGCTTGATAAAATCTTGTTAGTGGATTTTGATTTACTATTGCGTTTAGAATGTTCAGGACGCCCATGCCATTTACTTCACTTGTCTGTTTGTTAAGTTCCCAACTGGCACCAACAAAACTTTGTGCGGCCAAGTTGTAAAACTCATTAGGACGTATAGTTCTTACCAAATGATTCATGTTGGCATCATCTGTGATGTCTCCTGTTATTAGTTCAACATCGTTTTCTATTCCCAGGTAATTTAAATTTGATAGATTTGGATTGCTGTATCTTTTTACCAAACCATAAACTTTATAGTCTTTTTCTAATAGATGCTTGGCAAGGTAAGGACCGTCTTGTCCTGTCATTCCTGTAACAAATGCAATCTTTTTCATTTAATGTAATTATGGTTGGTTACGCTGGTGGTACTTTTTTCCAGTAATCTATATCAGACACTTTGCTTAGGTCTTTTTTGGATGAAGTTTGTCTGCTCTTTCTATTTCCTTTGAAATGGTCCACGTAGGATCCTAGTTCACTATTCACAAATACATGATGTCCTTTGACACCTTTAGCATAGCCTATGTCATTCACCGTGATTCCTTTGTCCTCTACATAAATTTTTGACAAGTGCCAAAACACAGCAGAATCGTGCCATTCTAACAAGTCAAATATTGAACCATCTACATAAAGTTTTTCCCAATCGTTGACAAAATTTTGTATTTTTGTGTGCTTCAAATTATAACCAACAAATCCACACTCTGGATAGATATCTCCTCTGCCCAGGTATGTTAACATTGTGTGATCTTTCAGCAAGTTCTCGAATAGACTGATAGGTACAGGGTTGAACGTGTAAGTATCTGCATCCAACCAAACCACGTAATCATAATCATTCGAGTTTCTAATAGCATTGATGATACAAAATACCTTGTTAGAAAATCTCACTGCGTCCCAGAGAAAAGATTCTTTGTCCTTATCAAGTCCCTTTAGTTCAGCAGATCTACGCACCCCGCCGTCGATAGTTTGTAGTTTTCCATTAGCAATTGGGTCGTCTTTATATTTGTTTTTAAAATTAAAAAGTTCCGTCTCTGCGGTATTTAGGTCAATGCAAGTTATCTTAGGATCTACATCCGAGGGTTTTGGTTCTTCGCAGTAGAGAAAGATATCGACACCTTTGGGTAAATTTTGCACCATCGAGTGTATTCCACGTTTTGCAAATTGTTGCCATGTGCCTGGTTTGTAAGATGTAATTAATTTGATTTTCATTTTTGATATTTAAGTTGTCGTTGTTGCCATACATAAATATTTTTCATGAAAACACTTGTTATACAATACTACATAGATATCAACTTGTATGACAATCCAAAGTTCAATGGTATATCATCAAATACAGTAGAAAAATATTCTGAACATAGTTTTAGAAAATATTGTAAAAAGTTTGGACATGATTTTCTTAGGATTACCAAACCAGTGTTTCATTACATGCACCCTACTTGGGAAAGATTTGATCTTTGGTTCAATTCTGATTGGTTGGACAAATATGATCAAGTGCTATATGTAGATACAGATGTATTTGCCCTGGACCATGCACCAGACATATTTGAAAAATATAACGATATGGCTAAATTCAAATCACCGGCATATAGGAAGTATAGAGGAAATACAGCATCTACGATTAAATCTAAATTTAACAACACTATTCTAAAAGATTGCAATCCCCAGAAAATTAGTGATATATTTTTCCAAACAGGTGTGTGGATGTTAACCAAGCAGTCCAGAGATACAATGATGCCTTGGGTGAAACGTTATATGGAATTTGACGGACAGTGTGACGATGGACAGTTTTTAAATTGGGCAGTAATAGAAAGTGGCGTGGGGTATCAAGATATGGATCCGAGGTTCAATGTGAAAAACAACGGTTTGAAGAAAAATTGGAACTATAAGGATACATATTTTTTGCATTCAGCAGGTGGTGACAAGTATCATCAGTCGTCAAAAATACATAAGTTTCTTAAAGAAAAATTTCCCGAAGTTAATCTAGATGATTAATTAAGTCTGGAACATTCACTTTAAAATGACCATCTTTGTCTAATTTTCCTACACCTTTGGGTTTCTTTCCGTCTTGCAATTGAATCGGTACAGTATCTGCAAGGTAGAGTTCGTGTTTAAGTCCTAGGTGATGAGACAGTATTGGATAAACTTTCTTGTGTATCATTTTAGTATGCTGTATCTCGGTGACTTTTGTGCCAGGACTGCACCATAATAGATTTATTAATCCTGCGCCATGTGCCGCAACAATGTGCGTTGCTTCTGCAAATGTTTTCATCTGTTCTCTGATGGTCATTGTTTCTAATGCAACAGTTTCCCATCCTTTAAGTGCAAGGATAAGTTCTTCAGAGTTCGTTATTTTCCTTGTCTTTGCATTAGGTCGAAGCACAATTATTTTTCTGGACGGAGTGATGCCTTTTAAATTTGCAAGTCCTTTGAAGTGTCTCAGCCATTGTGGCATATGCGGTGTGATGACTCCATCTTTGGAATTACTAAGGCTTGGCACTAACAGATGTTTGAATTGCCATGTTTCGTTTTTTGGTATTACAACAACTCTCACATCTGGAAATAATTCTTTTAAAACCTTTTCAAAGTAAGTACTGTGATTTGCGAGTACATATGTATATCGAGCAAAATTTGTTGACCATCTTTTCTCCATTAATCTAAATTTGCTTATAACATCTATCCATATGTGCCATGGATTGTTAGCACTATCTTCGTCTATGGGCAACCAAACGTATTGGTATGTTTCATCAAAACTTTGTGTTACAGGTGGCAGATTGACTTCAACATGATCTCCCCAATCTTTCCATAGCCTATGTGATTTGTTTGGTTTGAATTTACTTTTGTGTGTGAGATTCCATATGTAATTTGTTATCAATTTGTTCTGCATCGTGGCAAGTAAAGGACAACTGTGAACTTTACAATTATGAAACTCCGCAACAAATGTTGGTAAACTTGTAAAATATGGATCAATGTCTTCGTGATAAGGCACAGTGTAATTGTAACTGTTATCAACAGTTTCCCATCGGTCTAAGAAGTATTTGATAGAATCAATGTTTTTCATGTTTGCATTTTGCCAATAATTACTTTATAATTATACAACTAAAACACAGCATGAGCAAATTATTATCAAACGGATGCAGTTTCCTTACACCAAGAAACAAAGACGGTGTAGACACATTTACCACTAAAATTTTAGCAGAGGATTACAACTTGGACTTGGTTAATCTTGCAATGGGCGGAAGAGGAAACACAAGGGTCAGTTTCTCAACCAAGGTATGGTGTGAGCAGAATAGAAATGAAGACATTTTTGCTGTGATAGGTTGGTCCAGTGCAGTTAGAAACGATTACATCACAGACGATGGCTGGAAGAAAGGCCGTATACCAGGTACAGAATTAACATGGAGAACTTGGAAAACATTAGACAATGTTAGTTTCATAAGAAGAAACAAAGGATGGGATATAGAAAATAATCTTACAATGAACTTTTTAGATAATGTTTTTGACTTACAAAATTACTTTGAACGTAAACAAATACCATATGTTATGTACAATTCTCTACCTAATGAATTTGGCAACGGCACAGAAGATTTCGCAGTGATTAGAAATGCAATTAATATGGACAGATTCTTTAGTCCAAAGGTTAGTCACCTCGAATTTGTTTCTGATAAAAAATTAATAGTAAGTCCGAATGATCCTCATCCATCAGCGGAAGGACATATACTGTGGGCAAAACAATTGAAAGAATTTATTGATGTTAACAATCTACGCACCATTTAACAATAAAAACAGCAAAGCATACGAAGTTTTCAACGGTGTGCAAAAGTCTTGGCCGGAACAAACCAAAATGCTTGATAATCAAAAGGAAATAGAGCCAGTTGCTAATTCAATGTTCTGGGGATTTGTAGGTAACAATATGTCCATGGTTAAAAAACTAGAAGCACGTAAGCATCAGTTTTGGTTTACAGATACTCCGTACTTTGGTAGATTTGATAACAATAATTTAAAACCAGATAATCATTACTGGCGTATTTGTAAAAATAACATTCATGCATCATATATTAAAATGTGTAAATCTGATAGGTTCGATAAATTTGGAATTAAGATCAAAGCACCAAACTTCAAAGGCAGTTATGTATTGGTATGTCCTAGTTCCGACGGCATACACAATTATTTAGACAAGCCTAATTGGACAAATGACATAGTTGATCAAATTAAAAGATATACAGACAGACCAATAAAAATCCGACACAAGCCACGGGGCAGGGGAACATCAGGACCAAGCGAAGCCAAGGTTCCCTTATCCGAGGACCTCAAAGATGCTTGGGTGGTTGTTACCAGTTGTTCAATAGTTGCCGTTGAAGCACAGTGTATGGGTATACCTGTGATATGCGACAAAAAAAGTTTTGCAAAAGAAGTAGGCGGACAGGAACTTGCAGATATTGAAAATCCATTTTTTGTTGGTTGTGAGGATTGGCTTTACAGTTTGGCATATCAGCAGTTCACACCAGAAGAAATAGCCAATGGGAAAGCAGTTGAAATATTAATTGACAAAGGACTCTTGTAATGCCAAAATTAAAAAGTTACTCTGATGAACATTTTGTATTCGATGCAAATAACAAAAAAATTCTGTTTGCAAATAATAAGGATCAAAAAAATTATATTAAAAACAGGGTAGATAGGATTTTAAGCAAAGAACCAGAAACAATTAATTGGATAAAAAATTTTTCAAAGGACAGTGTATTTTTTGATGTGGGGGCCAATATTGGCATTTACACGTTATACAGTGCAGTCATGCAACAAAACAAAGTGTTTGCATTTGAGCCACACGCGGCCAGTTATAAGAATTTACTAGACAGTATAAATTTAAACAAATTAGAAAATTGTAGTGCATATTGTATAGCACTTGGTGATAAAATTAGCCTGTCGACAATGCAGGTTACGAACATGCACGAAGGAGTGGCAAGCAATATTGTTGGAGAAAAGGGAGATTACTATCACGGATGTACACAACTGCCATTAAATTTTTTAGTAGAAAGAAAAATCTTACCCCAACCCGATTATATCAAGATTGATGTTGATGGATACGAGGACAAAGTTATTGAAGGGTCAATGAATGTTTTTCAAAATGCAAAAGAAATATTGATTGAAATAGATAACAAGCATATTAACTATGTTGCAATGATAGAAGCATTAGGTTTCAAACTTAAATCACAGCATAAACGTAACGAAAAAGAGTTTAATTATATTTTTACAAATGGAAATTGAGAAAGTTAATAATTTTTGGGTACCTAAAAATGATGTGCATTTTGAGGAATGGAAGGCAGGAAAACCATTCACACAAAATAAATGCTTGTTGAAATTCATAGACTATTGTGTTGATAAAAATAAAAAATTTAATCATATACTAGATATTGGTGCATGGGTTGGCACATGGAGTATGGCCATGAATAAATTTTGTGGCAGAGTAGTTGCATTTGAGCCAGACAGTCTACACTACGAATGCCTGGTTAAAAATGTTAGTGATGATATAGAAACGCATCAATTGGCTGTAGGGTCGGAAGAAAAATTAATTTCACTATCAGAGGATAATTTTACACAGAGTAAAAGGATTATAGGCGAAGGTAGTATTCCCATGATTACTATTGACAGTATGAAATTAGATGACGTTGATCTGATCAAGATCGACGTTGAAGGGTATGAAATGGAAGTATTAAAGGGTGCTGTGAACACACTTGAGAATGTAAGTTATTTGATGATTGAATTAAACAACAACACAAAAAAATACGGAAGTAGTAATATAGAAATAGAAAAACATGTACAGTCCTTGGGTTTCAGACCACTTATTGAACATTGGCCTGACAAAGTTTTTGTCCGAAAGTAATCAAAATTAAATACTGCAAATGAAAATTTTTATAACAGGTGTTGCAGGATTTCTTGGCTCTCATCTAGCAGACTTGATGATAGCGGAAGGTCACACAGTGGCTGGTAATGATAACATGATAGGTGGCTACACTGACAACGTTCCGCAGAATGTTGAATTCCATCAAATAGATTGTTGTGATTTAGAAAATTTAACAAAAGCAATGGAAGGTTGTGATATTGTATATCACACTGCCGCGACGGCATACGAAGGATTATCGGTATTCTCTCCTGTGCTTGTTACAAGAAATATATTTGAAGCATCAGTCACAACTATCACAGCGGCGATCAGAAACAAAGTTAAGCGTATTGTGTATTGTTCAAGTATGGCTAGGTATGGACACCACGATGAGATGCCATATAAAGAAGATTATGAATGTCGTCCACAGGATCCATACGGTATTGCAAAAAAAGCCGGCGAGGATGTATTAAGAAATTTATGTGAAACACACGGAGTAGAATATGTGATTGCCGTACCACATAACATAGTTGGACCTAGACAGAAGTATGATGATCCGTTTAGGAACGTTATGTCTATTATGCTGAACAGAATGTTACAAGGCAAACAACCTATCATTTACGGTGATGGTGAACAACAGAGATGCTTCAGTTACATAGATGATTGTTTGTACTGTTTGAATGCACTTGCATTCCAAGATAATGTTGTAGGCGAGGTAATCAATATTGGTCCAGACGAAGAACCTATAACAATCAATGAGTTAGCAGAAGCCTGTGCAAATGAAACTGGACTTAACTTAGATCCTATACATCACAAAGATAGGCCCAAAGAAGTCAAGTTAGCAGTATGTTCTTCAGACAAAGCAAGAGATTTATTAGGTTACAAAACAGCAACTAATATGCGACAGTCTGTCAAAAAAACAGCGGAATACATAAGAACCAGAGGCACAAAAAAATTTCAATATCATCTGCCATTAGAAATTATCAATGACCAAACACCAGATACTTGGAAGAAGAAATTGATATGATTTCTTTTTGTTGTCCATCAAGAGGCCGTCCAGAATATGCCAAACGTCTAGTACAAACCACTCAGGAAACACAAAAAGGTGACACAGAATTTCTTTTTTACCTTAACGATGACGATGACAAACTTGAACAATATAAAGATTTATTGGATGAAAAACATTATGTAGTTGGCCCAAACCAGTCAACTTGTTACAGTTGGAATTTGATGTGTAATAAGGCAAAACATGATGTTGTGATGCTTATGGGTGATGATGTACAAGTTAAAACACAACACTGGGATCAATTAATAGTTGACGAAATTAACAAATACGAAGACAGAATATTAATGGTAGTGCCTAGCGATGGAAGAGTGAAAGGCAGTCAAAAATTTGGGCACAAAAAAACTTTATGGCCTGATAAACCATTACCTGCACCCCATTTTGCCGTGCATAAAAATTGGACAAACACATTAGGTTGGCTGGCCCCTGTGGTATTTTGGCATTGGCATGTTGACACCTATACTCAAAAAGTTGCCCGTAAATTAAACAGATGTTTGTATCTTCCGACAGTAGAGTTCAAGGCCAAAAAAATTATAGACGACAATGCCGGAAGGCAGATAAGATCCAATTTGAATATAAATCAAAGGGACGGATATGTCTGGGAAAAAGTAAGAGACAGATATATCAAGGCAGATGTAACTGCGTTACAGGATTTTATAAACAACAATTAGATAAAACATTTTTTATTTTGTTTCATAAGAAATAGATTTAAAGTAATTCGTTGTTCATTTTGATTACTCTCATAACTGTGCCATGTTTTATTTTGTTGTCCACAAAATATAAATGTCGTATTAGGCACCCATTCCGCTTCTTTTACAAATGCATTTTCATCTTGTTTAGTGTACATCTTTGTACCAATGTTTTTAGTGGGAGTTACGTAAGTTACAGAACTCCATATCTTATCAAGACCTTCTTGATGTATGTAGAACTTCCATGGTAATGGCGGTGTTATAGATATGTGTGCGTTCACTGATAGATCTTTAAACCATCTATAAGCAGGGAACATTTCGCAAAGTTGTTTTGCGTTTTCTTTTATTTTTTTGCTGGTATCATGTATTTGGTCGTAAAAAGAAATTTTATGATCATCAAATTCTCTTGGATGTATATGTACTAGTTTGTCCTTTGGTACATCCAAGGATTCACATTCCCTACGCAGTGTGTCAAAATCTTTAGCAGGTAATGTGTCTTTAATAATTTGATGAGGCCATGGATCATTGACAATACCGTTGTTTAAACATTTTTCTATAAATTTTTCACCAATCATTTGAATTTTTTAACTATCTCGTTATATGTTTTTTTACTTAGGTCTATTTGAACAAAAGGTCTATGTATGTATTGCTTTTTATTTTCTAGAATTTCTATATCTTTACATTGAGTGATTAGGAAAGTGTTATGGAAGTATGTAATTTTTTTACCAGCAAGTACAATGTCATTGCCTTTACTTTGATCGTTTCGATCTCGGAAAAACCATAAACAAATTACTTCTTTGTTCGTGTTGATTTCCCTAATGTCTTGGTATAGTTGGAAAGGTACCTTGTATTTTTTATCAAATTCCTGCCAAACTTTATGTGACAGATCGTTTTGATTTTCATAAAGGGCATCATATTCTAATCTATCGAATAACTCTGAAGTATAAATGAATTCTACAGGTTCTTTGAAGTAATGTTGTTTTTTAAGTTTTAACCAATTCATTACGAACTAAAAAGATTTATTAATTCTTTTTTCCAATCATCGCCGTACTCACAATCTCGATAGCCGTCAAACCATGGCCCACCCTCTGTGTAGTGTAGTATCTTGGGAGTGCCGTCGTTTGGTTCTTTATACCAACCTACCAACCAATTATATTCCAATGGCAAGGATCCTATTTCGTTGTCCTCTAACCAACTGAACCTGTGTAGAAATTTGGGTGATTCCTTGTTAAGTAAATCTGGAGTTAATATTCTATTTTTTGGATGACCACAATTCCATAGCACCATGCTTGACCAGTTCTTTCGTGGATAAACAGTTTGCACTTGCCCATCCATCTTGGTTGTTTCTTTTGGAGTGTAATCATGTTGAACCACCACAACTGCTTTTGATTCATCGCAATATTTTACAAGTTCATGCGATGGTATCTTCCAAAGGAAATCACAGTCACAGAACACTGCCCAACCTTTGTAGTCGTTCAAATAAGGAACAAAGAATCTAGTGAATGTAAATTCCGTTGTTGCTAGTTTGTCTATTTCTCTAGTATACAGACCTTGCTCTCGCATTTGTCTTTGTTTTAATGGAATTACTTCTGCTGATGGGTCTCTACGTTTGATAGAATGTTCACAGACTTGATATGCAATATCTTCTCTGCTGTCGTGTCCTACGTATATTTTCATTTTCTTCCTGATAATATTTTATGAATGTCTTGCCAATTATTTACTCTGGTAATTTCAGGATGATTAAAGTCTCGGTTATACTCATGGTCTATTAATATAGGCTTTAAACCGTATTTGAGCCCGGCTAAAGCGTTGGCAGGCTTGTCCTCGACCCAATATAGTCCAGTTCCGTGAAACTCTGATAAAGCGGAGTCTTTGTCTGCTCCTGTGTCTAAAATATGATAATTTTTAAAAATATGATCTCCAAATAATTCGCCTAACCTTTTCTTACGCAAAAGTTGTGCCGGTATGTCTGAGGTTTGTGACGTAATTGGTATGAACGTCCAACCCTCTGCGGCTAACAATTTTACCCAAGTTTGTGAGTCTGGAATAGGACATTGGGTACCCATCCATGCACTCTTATTGAATTCTCTTATTTCTTTTCTTATTTGAGTTTTTGTCAGTCCAAAACGTTCTGCCATTTCATATGTGTTTTGTTTGTTGTCTAACAGTGTGTAGGGGTAAATTTTCTTGCCAACATATCCCTCACCAACTTCGTTTTCGTAATAGGATCTTTGTAGCATCCATTGAGTGAAATGGTTTTCCCATTCTAACAAAACGCCATCTACGTCAGTAAGGATTATTCTACTATTTGATATCGGCATCTTCCATTCCTGCGACTCGAAGTTTAACAATGTTTGTAATTTGCCATTGTTTTTGGTCAAGTCCTTTAGTGATGCCTAGCCATTGGTTTCTTATTAATGCAAAGTCGTTAATAATTTTGTCCATGTCGACAACATCATCTTCCCCGTCAACATATTTTTCTGCATCTCTGCTTGATAATGCTCGGTTGTAGTTTTCAAGATATTTCCTAAAAGTTTTTGATCTTAATCTTCTTAATTCTATATTTAAATATTCTAGTATTGCCTCTAACTGTTGTAGTTGGCCAAATCTTTCTTCTACGATTCCTGGTAGTGCGGCACTGGCTCTTTCTAGATTTCCGTATATTTTACACTGCTTCTTTGCTTCTAGCAGTTCTTTATCAAAATATGCAATACAGTCTGGGATTTTATCAAGATTTCGACTTACTTCGTTATACCAATTAATCATCTTCACCGTATCCGTCTGACTCTTCGTCCTCTTCGAACACAGTGTTGATTGCTTCTTCTAACTTTGGATCGTATTCTGCAGACGCTTTTATTTCGTCATGCTCAACACCGATGTCCTCTAGACTTTTAATAAAATCAATTGCCGCATCAAGTTTAGATCTTTCTGGGACGTAATGCACAATCGCATTCCACAACCGTTCTATATCTTCGTGCGTGAAATCTATCATTTTACTTTTTTTCTTCTTCTTCAGTTGATTCTGTAGGTGCAGTTTCTTTGAATTCTGCCATTATCATATCTAGTTTCTCACCTACCCATTGTTTTCTAAAGTCTATATGTTCTTTGCCTTTAGAGTCGATGTATTTTAGCCTATTACCTTGTTGTACTAAAAGTCCTTTCTTCTCGAACAAGTCCACAAGTCCACTGTATGGATCCATACCAGTATCGTAAGGAATTTTTACTTGTACACCTTCAAAAGGTTTAGCATATCTTGTTTTCATAACTTTACAAGCGGCTCTAATACCTCTTACATCTGTAACTTTGTTACCTTTTTCATCTTCTTTAAGTTTTAATTTTTTCATTGCAACAACAATACTTGATGCATAGATAAATCCTTGTCCACCTGATATCTTGTCATCTGGATCAAACATATCCTGTGATGCGTAAGTGTGGTTAGTTGCTATAAGTCCTACGTTCCAACTACCAAACATATTGACACAGTTTCTTACAAGTGCTGTTAATGCCTTAGGTTTTCTACCCAAATCACCTTTCATGTCACCTGCTTCAAACTGATTTACATCTGTTGGTGTAAGCATCATGCCTAAACTGTCTATAACAAATAGTACTTTTGGTGCACCTTCTTTGTTGTCTGCGTGTTGCTCTTTGTAGCCTTTCATAAACTCTGAAACAGTTTTTGCTACATCATCAACCATCGACATACTTAATTTTAATAATTTTTCTTCTGATGTGTCCACTTTCAATGCTTGTAGCCACTGTTCATCTAATGCGTTTTCAGTGTCAATCAGTATAACAAATATACCTTGATCTTGTGCATTCTTGATAATGTTTCCTGATGCTATGTAACTTTTACCTGCACCTGATTCACCTGCTAATACCGTCACTTTGCCTAGCGGTATACCCTTGTTAAAGTCACTGGTCATCAAATAGTTCAATGCGTAATTTCCAGTTGATATCCAGTCAGTAGGATCACTGAATCCTATTCCTAGTCCTTGTATAGATTTTGTAATACTTTTTCTAAACTTTGTTGCGTCAAATACTTTTGTCATAATTTTTCCTTCTAAACTATATTAGCATATCAAGGCCCTAACGTCAATATATTAGGGCCTTGGTAAATGTCAGATTATTTTGCTTGTCTTGATCTAAT